AGACTTTGTTATTAATGTCATCACACTTGATCAAAGAGACTCCATCTTATCTATTTGCAGATCATTCAATGAAGTTGTCAAAGAGGTGCGCACGCAAGTTGTGGCTGACTCGGACACTTACCAGACAACGCCGTGGGATGACTACAACGCTAAATGCGATGTGGTAGCACTACTTGAGGCGCATGGCTGGACTTACATCGAGTCGCGTGGTGAGCGTGACTTTCTTAAAAGGCCCGGCAAGACTGACTCGCACATCTCTGCCGACTATCACAAAGGCCTTGGACTATTTAAAGTATTTAGCACAAGCACAGAGTTTGACACTGGCAAAGGTTATAAGCCATTTGCGATCTATGCAACGCTAGAGCATAATGGTAACTTTAGCGAAGCTGCCAAGCAACTGGTGAAGGATGGCTATGGTGAGAGCCGCAATAGGATCGGAGGCAACATCAAGAAAGACTTTGTCAATAAAAAAGATGAAGGAATTGACAATGAGAACATCGCAGCTTTCTTATCACAAAAGCATAAGCTTGACATCAAGCAAGCTAAAAAGCTAGTGCAAGAGATGGACACGGATAATGACACGCAACTGCTTACATTCTGGTCAGTAACAAAAGGACAGATCACTATTGATAGATACAAACTGATAAGTCTCTTATCAAATGAAGGTGGCTTTTATCTTTACTACTATGATAAAAAGCTAAACTATCAACTGGTGCGCGTAGTAGATAACTTTGTCAGTGAGACTAATATCGAGCAGATCAAAAAGTATTTGATCAACTACATTGACGCCATCCCTTATGATAACTTTGACGGCATCAATAAAATGCGATTGCGTGAAGTGATCTACAAAGGTGCAGATGCTTATTTTAATAAAGCACTTTTTGAGTTTATGCCGAATATAGAGTTGAAGTTTCTTAAGCATACCAAAGACTCCGCGTACTATCCATTCCTTAATGGCGTAGTGCATGTCACAAAAGATAAAAAAGAATTATTAAAATACGGCTCTATAAATATGCATGTATGGCGTGATCAAGTCATCCAGTATAAAATAGATGTCGATCAAGACTTAGATTATGAAAATGTCCAGTACACTAAATTCATTAATAAAATTAGCGATAGCAATAGCGAAAGAGAGGCCTATGCGATCAGCCTCATCGGGTACTTGCTGCATACATATAAAGATCCAACGAAAAGTTATGCCGTCATCCTCGCAGAAGAAACAGAGGACGAAAGTGCTGGTGGAGGTGCGGGTAAAGGATTATTCTTCAAAGCAATCGGCAAGCTGATCAATTTAGTATCTATTGATGGTAAGAACTTTAAGCTTGACAAGTCCTTTGCATTCCAAAGAGTTGAGTTAAGCACGCAGTTGATCGTCATTGAGGATTGCCGCAAGAATGTAGACTTTGAAGGATTCTACTCTAAGATCACAGAAGGTGTGACAATAGAAAAGAAAAACAAAGACGAGGTTTATATATCCTATGAGGACTCACCAAAGTTTGGTTTTACTACCAACTACACCATCAACTACTCGGGTGGGCATGGTAAGCGCCGCGTTAAGGTAATTGAGTTTAGTAGTTTCTTTAACCACAAAAACACACCGCTTGACTTCTTTGGTGGCAAGGCCTTGTTTAACGACTGGGACAATGACGAATGGAATAGATTTTACAACTACATGATTGAGTGCGTACAAATATACCTTGAACATGGAATACCAGCCTTAGACAATAGCGACACTATTAACCGCAAAAACATTAAACTAAACTTTGGCGATGACTTTATGGACTTTTACGATAGCTTAGAAGGTGACAAATTTATGGAGTTCGGTACCGAGTACACATCATTTTTAAACACCAATGATTTAGAAAAGAAGGATTATAGCCAAATGAGGTTTAAAAAAGCCTTGCAAGTTGCAAGTGATTTATTTGGTTACAAGATGGAAACAAGACGAAATTCACAAAATAACAATAAACATGAGTTTAAAATCTTATCTAAACCCGATAATCGCCTTTGAAAAATGGCTAAAGGAGAATCCTAAAGGTGGTATTTTTGAGTGGAAGGGACAAAAATTCAAAGTTTCTACTCGGTAATACTCACCTTGAAAAAAAGTGAGTAGTTATAACTAATTAAAAATCAATGCTAGCTACTCGCTTTACTCACTTTACTTACTTTTTTAAGAAATTAAGAGGGGGTATAAATAAAATAAAGAAAATAGTATAGCAAGAATAAAACACGTAAAAAGCGAGTATTTTGAGTAAAGTAAGTATATTTGTCTTAAGCCATGACAAATTGTAATAAATACATAGAGGAAATTTATCGCTCACCGCAGATTAACCAGTTAATCAAAAGTGTGCGTCCTGAGTCATTACAAGACGATTTAAGGCAAGAAATGGCTTTAGCCTTACTTACTATTGATTGTGAAAAAATAACCGAAATTTGGGCATCTAATGGCCTTTTAGGATTTTCTATTAAGATTATTACTAATATGACCTTTAGCAGCACAAGCCAATTTTATAAGAAGTTTAGGAAAAACGAATATGAAAAAGCTATAATGTATTTAAAGAGCCAGCTAAAACTACCGGAATTAAACCCTAACTTTGCCAAGATAGCCAACCAAAGACTTATTGACAAGTATGGTGAAAACGAAATGCAAGCACACGAGGCAATACTTTTTAATAAATATGTAGAGTTTAGATCATGCAAAAAAGTGGCGGAGTTTTATAACATACCCGAAAAACATGTCAAGGATATTATTCGTAAAACAAAACTAGAACTTAAAACATTATGCTTACAATCATTTTAGCGGCTTTCTTTTTTGCTTATTACTTTGTAAATGTGGCCAAAATAATTTACTTTATTAAAAAGGTATGGCAAATTCCGTTTGAGAAAAGAATCAAACCTTTTGACTGCGTAACTTGTTTAAGCGTATGGATGGCGGTCTTGTTTTATTTCATGCCGTTTGAGTTAACACAATTTATTTGTGTTATATTTGGCGCGGGATTCATTGGACAAAAAATTAAATAACTATGCAGCCAATTTTACTACCCTTACTTTGCCATAACGAAAACACAGTTTTATTTGATGAACTTGGGGTTGACTACAACTACGAGAACTTAACGAGTGTTGAGTTTATGTTTTTTACAATAGACTATGCTTGTAGTAATACAAAGAACGATCGCGAGTTTACGGAAATAGTAAGCATGGGCGAAAGCTTTGTAGTTGATTTAACCTGGAATGAATTTAAAAAACTTATTAAATAATATGGCAAAAACAAAAACTGGCGACGCGCGAAAAGTTACCTTTGGCAAACGCAAGCAAGGATCTGCTAAGAAAAGCTTTAACAAGCATAACCCAAAACCAAAGCAATATCGTGGACAAGGCAGATAAAATTATACAAGTTATCGGTGTTACGCAAAAGGTAAGCGGGTGCGGATGGCATAGGGTTACTATACCTTTAGCTTTTTTGCCGGACTCCTACAACCATGTTACCAACGTGCCAACGCAAGAAATACTTGAAGAGCGCGGCTTTGATATAATGCTTTATAATAGGTTTAGCCCTTTTGATAATGCATGGGATGAAACAAAGCAGCATTTTAAGGTGGTAATGGATTTGGACGATGACTGGGAGTTACCTTATAATCATCCTTTATATCCTTACTACGAGCCACAAAAGAAACGCGTTGTAACTAATATTTTTAACGCGGACTTAGTTACTTGCACCAACGAACGCATTGCGGACAAGGTAAGTAAGTACAATAAGAACGTTTTAATATTACCTAATTCAATACCTTTAGGCGAACAACAATACACCGACCATAGACACGAAAGCGATTTAGTGCGCATCTTTTGGGCGGGCGGTAGTACACACCTTGAGGATATACGCTTACTTGCTAACCCATTAAAAAGATTAAGCGGCTCTAAAGGTTTTGAAATGGTATTAGGCGGGTACACGGATAGCGATCCGGTTAGTAAAGCTTATTGGGATCAAGTACATAACATGTTTACTTTTGGTGGTAAGTTTCCTAATAGAAAACTCCCGAGTGAGTTGCCAAATAACTACATGACACATTTTGAGCATGCCGATATTATGTTAGTACCTTTGCAACAAAGCGATTGGCACGCATGTAAAAGCAACCTTAAGATCCTTGAGGCGGCAAGCAAACGCATTGCGGTAATATGTAGCCACGTTGAGCCATATAGTAAAGATAGCGACGCACCGGTGCTTTGGGTAAAGAACCAAGGCGATTGGTTTAAACATATAAACTATTTATTAAATAATCCGCAAGAAAGGATCAAGCTAGGCCAAGACCTTTACGAGTGGGCAAAAACAAAATATAACTATGAGTCAATTGGTAAAACTAGACGCGCAGCATTTGGAGACCTTGTTAAAGCATAAGCACTTCTATGATTTGTTTATAAGAACGGGGGAACTAGTAGGCTTTACACACGAAATACAAAACGATCTATTGAATGTGTATAGGTTAGCCGATCCTATTTATACTTACAACAATAGATGCGGCGCTTGTATTGGAACTTTTTTAGTTAACGTATATAAAACATTCAATGAGCAACTTCATCCATAAGACGGCAATAGTAGGGCCAAACGTAACCCTTGGCGACAATGTTTACATTGGGCCATATTGTGTAATAGGCGAACCGGCCGAGCATAAGTTATTTTGGAACGCACCGATTGGCGAGGTGGTAATAGGCGACAATTGCGTAATAACGGGCCACGTAACTATCGACGCCGGAACCATAGATAAAACAATTATAGGCGCCGGAACCTGGATGCTAAAGCATAGCCACGTCGGGCATGATTGCTTAATAGGTAACAATGTAACAATAAGTTGTGGGGCAAAGATTGGTGGACATACTAGGATTGGCAATGGTTGTAATATAGGACTTAACGCCGTGATTCATCAAAAGCAAGTAATTGCGCCAGGATGCATGATTGGTATGGGTGCCGTAGTTACACGCAAGCTTTATACTACGCACGCTACCAAGTACGCCGGTAACCCAGCAAAAGAAATAAGTAAAAACATAGTTTAAATGAAAGTACTAATAGCCGGCTTAGTTTACGGAGAAAGGCCAATAGACGCCTTAGTTAATAACTTATCAAATTTGAATTACGAGAACGCATCGTTCGTGGCAATCAATACCGAAGGCATAGCAAACGCTATGAACGAAGCTATTGATATTGCTTTAATTGATGGCTACGATGCCATTGCATATTTGGCTAACGATATTATAGAGCCGGACAACTGGCTTAATAAAAAGCTTGAGGCATTACAAAACTACCCTAAAGCGGGCATTGTGGCAAGTAGTTTAGATAGGGTTAGGCTTGGAATTAATAGCGAGCATTTAATAAGCAATTGGCTTTTAAGTATGAAGTTAGTTGAGCAAATAGGCATCTTCAATGAATCGATGTTTCCTTATGGGCCTATTGACTTAGACTATTGCGAGAGGGCCAACCTTGCGGGTTTTAATACTTACTATGTAATGGATTGTCTTGCCGAGCATATAGGCGGGCATGCTACCGGCGATGAATACGGATATAACAAAGCCGAACTATTACAAAAGAATTGGGCATCGCACGAAGCCGATATAAGAGGCTACCGCGAAGGCACTAAAAATATTAAAATATGGAAATAAGAGAAAGCGTTACTAGAAAGTTTAAAGATATAGACGAAGAGAAATTAATGGACTTGGCCTTTGCCTATTGCGACAATTGCATGGAAGGGCAAAAGCAAGTAGCTACCGGAAGCGGTAAGATAGTAGAAATTAGAGACCGCTTTGTACCAACGATTGATTATTTCTTGGATCATTGGTTAAGAAAGCATGACTTTGAATTTTATACAAAGATGGGGCTTTGGAAGGTAAGACAAGATCCGACGCACCCTTATCATGAGGTTGCCAATAGGATTGTATTTATGTTCAAGTCTTTGGCTATTGATATTGTGGCTAACGAAGGCAAAGCTATTTTCTATGCTAAGAATGCGTTAGGCATGACCGATAGGGCAATGACCGAGAATACAAACATAGACACCATTACTATCAAGTATGAATCTTGATATAAAACTATGTAAGCCGCACCCAGCACAAAAGCAAGTATTGGATTCCGATGCTCGTTTTAGAGTTATGATGTGCGGGCGAAGGTTCGGCAAGTCTTTAATTAGTCAAAACATAAGTATAGAGACCGGCTTAAAGAGGCAGCACGTGGCGTACATAACGCCTACCTATCAACTAGGTAAAATGTTCTTTAAGGAAATATGTAAGCTATTGCCGGACAAGGTTTATAAAAAGAACGAGACCGATTTACTTATCGACTTTGTTACCGGTGGCTCGGTTCGGTTTTATACCGGCGAGCGCTTAGACGCAATGCGCGGAACCAAATACCATTTAGTCATTATAGACGAGGCCTCGTATATTCCTAATTTAGAAGAGGGATGGAATAATTCAATAAGGCCGACCTTAACCGACTACAAAGGCAAGGCCATATTTTTAAGCACGCCAAGGGGCAAGAACTATTTTTATAGTTTGTTCATGCGTGGCGGCGAACCTAACTGGGAGGCTTTTAAATTTACTACTTACGATAACCCGCACATAGATCCTACCGAAGTTGATGCGGCGGCGGCGCAATTGCCAAGCGTAGTATTTAAGCAAGAATACCTTGCCGATCCTATGGAGAATGCCGCCAACCCGTTTGGCTCGGAGTTTATCTTTGCATGCACCCGCGAGACTAAAGGAACGGCCGTTTATTATGGTATTGACTTAGCTAAGTCCGTCGATTGGACTGTGATAATAGGAATGGACAAGCAAGGCAACGTGGTGCATTTTGAAAGGTTCCAAAAGGATTGGATGCAAACCAAAGAAACAATTTTAAGACTACCTAAGAACATACCGATAGTAATTGATAGCACCGGAGTAGGCGACGCCATAGTAGAGGATTTACAAAAGAAGTTTAATAAGATGTATGGCTTTAAGTTTACGGCTACAAGCAAGCAG